CACCGAAGCCCAAGGCGGCAGCGCCTGCCCCGGCCCCCGAACCGGAACCCGAACAGCCCAAGCGTGGCTTTGGTGCGAAGGCGGCTGACCCTGCCCCCGCTCCGGCTGCACCCAAGGCTGCAGCACCGAAGCCCGCCGCGGCGAAGCCCAAGGCAGCGGAAGCACCCGCCGCACTGGCTGACGAGATCGCGGCGCTGATGCAGGAGATGGAAGACGATGACTGAGGCAAAGCCGCTTGACTTCGTCAAGATCGACGCGCTCAGGCGGCACATGCTCCTCACACACACGCAGATGGCAGGGTTGCTCGGCGTATCGCGGGTGACCTACTACAACTGGAAGCGTGGCGCGCAGCCTTCCCAACTAAATGTTGGGAAGGCGAAAGCGGCACTGAAGGAGATGATGCGCGTCATGGTCGCGCATCAGTGGCCGTCGCCCGACGTCGTCGCCATGGACAGCACCGAAAGGGTGATTGCCCTTCAAAGACTGATGCAGATACGGTAGAAATGGGGGTTCAACCCCCATTTCTATAAGCAGGGTAGGAACATGCAGACAGGGGATTTTCTGCGGCGCGTGCTGCCAGCAGACGGCTACTACGTAGCCACAGTCATCAACCCCGACCGTCGCGCGCAGAAGTCACTGACCACCATAGATGACCTCGCGGCGTTCGTACTGAGGGTAGATGCGGCGGGAGGAAACGTCTACTACGCCATGTCCTCGTTCGTCGAGGCGGGCAACCGAAAGCAGGTCAACGTCCGGCGCACCAAGTCGCTGTTCATCGACGTGGACTGCGGCGAGGACAAGCCCTTCGCTGACCAGAAAGAGGGACTGCTTGCCCTCAAGGACTTTCTGCAGAAGTCCGGTATGCCCAAGCCCATGATCGTCAACTCAGGTCGCGGGCTGCATGTGTACTGGCCGCTGACAGAAGAACTGGAACCGGCCGAGTGGAAGCCTCTGGCCGACGCGCTGAAGGCAGCCAGTGCGGCGCACGGGTTCGAGATCGACCGTGGCATCACGGGAGACAGCGCCCGCATCCTGCGCCCTGTCGGTACCCACAACCCCAAGAACGGGGTCGAAGTGACGCTGCTGCGCGACAGCCGGGACTTCACCCCGGACGAGATCCGGCAGCACCTGTCCACGTACATATCCACAACCCCGGCGCTGCCCGTGGCGAAGGGGTTTCGTGCCGCACCGTCAAGCCTGACAGCCAGTCTGGCGACAACGCCGGAGTACGAACCGGCGGTGGGCGGGAACGTCTACAACGGTTGTGCACAGGTGCGCTGGGCGGTCGACCACCAGCATGATGTCGAGGAGCCGTTCTGGTATGCCCTCATGGGGGTGGCTGCCTTCTGCGAAGACAGCGAGGTTGTGGCGGTGGCGTGGTCTGACCAGCACCCCGACTACGACTACAGCAAGACCGTGCTCAAGGTGGAGCAGTGGCGCAAGCAGGCGACCGGGCCGACCACCTGCAAGAAGTTCAAGGATCTCCGGCCCAACGGCTGCGCGAAGTGCATCTTCTCCGGCAAGATCACCGCGCCGACGCAGATCGGGCGGCAGTTCAAGGAAGCCGAAGGGCCAATCGAAGACGCGCCGGATCAGACTGCCAACGAGGTCAAGCTGCCCAAGGGGTTCAAGCGGACGACGCGCGGCAGCATCGCCATGGTGATCGACAACACCGACATTGAGGTTTCACCCTACGACCTGTACCCTGTAGGCTACGGTAAGGACGAGGCGCTGGGCTATGAGGTGGTGCGGTACCACTGGAAGCGACCGCATCGTGGGTGGCAGGAGTTGAAGTTCAGGCAGGCGTTCCTGACCGACGGGCATCGTGAGTTCGCCACGGCAGTGGCAGATCAGGGGATCGTCCTCGCGCACAAGAAGCAGACGGAGTACTTTCAACTCATGCTCAGGAACTATATGGACGAACTGCGCCGGATGCGCACCACCACCAACCTGTACACCACGCTGGGGTGGAAGGATGACAACAGCATCATCGTCATGGGGGAGAAGATAATCCGCCACGACGGACAGGGTAGCGCCACCGTGGAGGATGCTGTGCTGTCGTCAGCAGTGCAGCGGTTGGGTAGTGGCATGTTCGGCGTCAAGGGTGATCACGCGAAGTGGCTGATGATGACGCGGTTGCTGCAGGCGGCAGGGCTGGAAGCCCACAAATTCGCCCTTGGCGTCAGCATGTCATCCCTGCTCTACCAGTTCACAGGTCTGAAGGGTGTGGTGCTGTCCCTCTATGGACCCACCGGCAGCGGCAAGACACTGGCGCAGCTGATCCAGCAATCGGTATGGGGCAACCCACTCGAACTGCACTTCGGCTCCAAGTACACACAGAACGCCCTGTTCAACCGCCTGTCGTTCTACTGCAACTTCCCCATGACCATCGACGAAACGACCATGATGCCCGATAAGGAGGTCGGAGACTTCATCTATGGCGTCACACAGGGCCGCGACAAGAGCCGCCTGACACAGAGGGCCGAGGAGCGCGACGCGCGCACATGGGCTGCCCCGGTCACCCTGTCCACCAACCGCCCCATGGGGGCGAAGCTGCTGGCGGCGTCGTTCGAGACGGACGCGCAGCTGGCCCGACTCCTCGAACTCTCCATAGACCCCAGTCCTCTGTTCACCAACGGCAGCGACGCGGGACGGAAGCTGTACGAGGTGGTCACCCGGAACTACGGCCATGTCGGGCTGGAGTTCGCCAAGCGGCTGGTGGTGCTGGGAGAGGAAGCGATACAGGACATGATCGCGGCGCACACCGCGTGGGTGCCAAAACACTACGGCGCCAAGTTCACGGGCGAGGAGCGGTACTGGGAGATGATGATTGTCCTCGCCGATCTGGCCAACAAGCTGGCCAACGAGTGGGGTCTGGTCGACTACGACCACGAGAGCGCCACCACCAACGCGCTGGTCCAGTGCGGCATGGCCCGCAAGGTCACCGCGGCGGTCAAGATGGACAGCTTCGATCTGCTGTCCCAGTACCTCAACGAGTTCGCCGACGCGACCGTGACGGTCATGCACACCGACAACCAGCAGCCCATGGTCGACCACAACAAGATGCCCCGCGGCGAGATCCGGGCACGGTACGACGTCTACCGCAAGACAGCCGGAGCACCGTTCACTCACGGTGTCCTGATGGTGGACAAGGTCCACTTCCGCCGGTGGCTCTCGACCCATGGTGGGGACTGGAAGTCACTCAGTGACGCGCTGGAGCGGGAGAACCTCGACGCGACCCCGGCGTCCGGCAAGGCCATGCTCGGCAAGAACACCCCGACCCGAACCCCGCAAACCTACGTCGTCGGCATCAACCTCGCCCATGGCAGGCTGCGCGATCTGCTGAACAACGTGGAGGAACCGGCCGAGAACATGACCCTCGGCCAGCTTCGCTCCGTCAGTTCGTAAGCAGGTCCACCACGTTGCGCAGATCGTCCTCGGCAGCGTCGGGAGCGACGCGCAAGGTCCGTTCCCCGGCAGGACGCTGCGCTTCCCGAAGTGCCCGGTGGGAGTTCTTCACGAAGTTGCGGATCTCCAGCGCCGTGCCCTTGGTCTGCTCGTTCCAGTCCTTCACGGCTTCCTCGACATCGCGCTGCTGCGCCGTGTCGCCCGCCATGTAGGCTTTGATCCATGCGGCCCGGAACCCGGCGGTCATCTCGCGCTGGTAGTCCGTCATCCGCTTCATGATGCGGATGGTCTGGTACTCCTGCGCCGCCGCTTCGGGGTAGAAGCCCAGCATCCGGCCGAGGATGGCACCAGTGGTGGCGTCCTCCGAGACGACGTAGCCGCGCCGGTCGATGATGTTGCCCGACTGGGCGTAGACATAGGCGTCCCCCAGTGCACGCACCATGGTGACAGGAGCCTCGCGGGCCACGTCGACCAACGTGGTCTGCTCGGTGAATACCGCGCGCGGGATGTCCTGCACCGTCTGCGCCATGCCCAGCAGCATGGACGGCGCCGGACCAAAGATCTCCAGCATCTCGCGGGTCTTGTCGGTCGACGACAACAGGATGCCCGTGCCGGGGAACAGGTCGCCTAGCGAGGTCCGGCCCGCAATGTCCACTGCTGCGAACTGGTTGATCACACCGGTCAGAGCGGCGGGCGACATGCCCGGGAAGATCCCGTCGATGAACTTGGCGATCTCGTACCGGATGCTGCCCTGAGCGAAGCCGAGCCGCTGCGCCAGCGTGTCGACCAGATCCTCCATGTCTTCGGCGAAGGGCATACCGGCCAACCCGGACAGCACCCACAGCGCGGCCAGCATCCCGATCTTGCCGTTGCGCGACATGTTCGCCAGCAGCTGGACGCTGGTGGTCGGGAAGACCTTGTACATGTAGAGGAACGACTGGATGCCAGATCGCCATGCGGGCGGGCGGTTGGTGACCGAGTACTCACCCATGGTGAACTGCAGCGTGTCCACGGCGAACTTGCGCGCCCCGGCCTCGGCGTCAGCCGGAGACTTGCCCGCGGCGATCTGCCGGTCGTACTCCAACCGGAAGGCGGCAAGGCCCAGCCCGCGACGGCTGGCCTGCTCGGTGACGTTGAAGGTCCACATCCACCCGTCGACGAACTTCTGCGAGAAGCCCGACGTCATGCGGCCGCGCGCGGACCCGACCAGCGCGTTGGACTGCGCCGGGATCATGGCCCG